GAGACCTACGGTTTACGAAACCGTATGAGCAAGATGCCTCGCGCCGCATAAAAATAGGCATGGCGCGCGTCGCAGAAAAGCGCGGTGTGCCGATATTGTACGAGCGACGGCCCGCGTGGCTGTTTGAGGCCACCGCGAACCTCGCATGCCTCTTGGCGGGGGTCCGATCGTGAAGCCGCTCAAGCACGCGAAGCGGCTCGCGAAGCCCAAGACCGCCGTTGTCGATGGCACGTGGCCCGAGCGAATCCTGGTGGGTTTTTCCGACGACGGGACCTTCGGCGTTCATTTTGACGATCGCGTCTTCTTTCTCGATCGGAGAGCCGCCGAGTACCTGCAGGAGGCGCTCGAGGAATGCTTTCGATTGGGCGCGTCATGAGTCGTCCCGTTCGCCTGATTCTCGCGGACCTCGTCAAGTTCGGCGCCGACAAGACGCTCGAGCGCGCCTGCCATCGGCACGGCGTAACCGCGTCGTCCGTCCTCGGCTTCCGAGTCCGCGAGGCCAGTGTCGCCCGCGCGCGTCGCGAATTCCTCTGCCTCTTCGTTGACACGCTCGGGCTCTCGCAGCCGGAGGCGGCACGGTTTTTCGGCGTCGACCACACGACCATCGGCTGGCATCTGCGCGCGCGGCAGCGGGAGCTTGCGGCGACATGAGCCTCTCTACGTCGCTCGAGCGAATCCGCGTCGGCGCCATTCGAGGCGGCCGTCAGTATCCGCCTACATACCGCGTGCGCTGCAATACGTGCTGGGAAACACGAGTCATCACCGCTACGCGACGTGACCGCGAGCATCGACGTTGCCGCTCGTGTGGCCAGCGAACGAGGAGACGCCCATGAGCTGGGCTCGCATCGACGACAATCTGCACTCGCACCCGAAGGCTGCCGAAGCGGGCCTTGAAGCGGTCGGCCTCTGGACGCTCGCGCTCTCGCACTCGAGCGACCACGGCACGCGCGGCGTCGTCACGCTCGCAATCTTGGCGAAGCTTGCCGGCGGGAATGCCGTCGCTAAGCGCTGCATCAAAAGACTCGTCGATGCCAAAATGCTGGACCCCCACGAAGCGCTTCCGGCGACGTTCCGGATACACGACTTCGAAGAGTGGAATCCGGACTTCGGTACAGCGAGAGCGGAAGCAGGCAGACGCGGAGCGGTCGCCCGATGGGGTCCACGGGGGCCCACGAACGATGGCAAGTGCCATGGCAAAAGCCATCCACTTGCCAATGGCAAACCGGTAGCAAAGCCAGTGGCAATGCCAATGGCAAACACCATGGCAAAAAATGCCCCTCTCCCTCTCCCCTCTGAGATTAAGATCGGATCGCCGTCGTATCCTGGAAGTCTCCCCGCGCGAGAGACAGAGCCGGAGAGCCCGAAAGGGCTCGCCGCAAGCCCTTCGCAGGAGTCTCACGTGAGCCTGACCGACGCGGCGGTCGAGAGTTTGATTTCGGGAGAGCCCGAGAGCGAGAGCATGCCCGTCGCTCCTCCCGTCGCCCCTGTCGTGCCCTTCGCGAGCCGGCTCGCTCCGAGCTTCGACGCGACGGCCGTGGAGGCCGAGAGGGCCAAGCAGCTCGCCGCGCTCCGTGAGCTGGAGGAGTTGTCGTGAACCCGTTTCATGGCCGGTCGCTGGCAACGGCAACGACGCTCGACGTCGCCCTAAAGGTCGTCTACGGTCCGCGCTCATGCGTTGAGGGAGCCTACGCGGATTGCTGCGTGTGGCTCTCGAAGGTGCGCCGAGGGGCCAGCGGCGAACGACTCGCCGAGCGAATGGGTATTACCTACCGGAGCGAAGAGCCGGTCGGAAATCTCGTTTACCGCAGCAGAAATCCATTCTTTAGCCTTCTGCCTGGACGGCAAGAACGCCTCGATGCGCCAGAGGCCACCGCGTGCACGTCGCTCGACGTCGAACGCACGCAACGACCGACGCGACTGCCGCGCGATCCGTCGCCTATGCGACTGCCGGCGCATCTCATCGCGGACCGCCGGTACCGCGGCGCCGCAGCTGCGCACGCGATGAATGCCGCGGAAGCGGCGGAAATGGCCAGGTGGTCGTGAGCGCCGCCGAGTCCTACCGCGAGCACCCGCCCATGCCGCCGCCCGACCGGCAATACGCCATGGCCAAGGGTCTCGACGCGGATGCCGTCGACGACCTCTGGGAGGCGCACTGCGTCGGGTCGATCGCCAAAGGCTTCGAAACCGTCGGCGGCATCCCATGGCGCCGGTACGTCGACGCCGCGGTCCGCCGCGAGAACGACGCGGCCGCCTTGGCCCCTGCGCTGACTCAGGACGCGGCGGAACGCCTCCGACGGCAGAAGGCCGAGGACCGCGCGAAAGCGATTCAGGAGGCCGCGTACGAAGCGGAAGCCGTCTCTTTCGCGGACTACCTCGCGAGCCTCGACTGCAAACCAGAGACGGAGCTCACGCCCGCGGAGCTCGCACTGAGCGAAGCGGGGCTGCACCTGGACCCGCAACGCGTCGACCCGGGACAGTGGATTCTCGAGGCGCTAAAGAAAGCGCGTCCGGCGCCGAGGGGGGGGCACTGTTCGCGGTGCGGCCGGCCAATGGGCAACGCGGTCGTGACATCGAATCGGGCGGGAGACTTTTTGCGGTGCTCGTGTCCGGGCGCTGGAGGGAGACGCTGATGCTCGCCGTCGGAGACCGGTTTGGGGAGTCGGTTGTCGTCGAGGACCTGGGTAAGGTGCACCTACAGCGCCGGTACGTCATCGAGTGCGTGTGTGGGATTCGGCGGTCGCTTGTCGAGCCTATGGCGCGGCGTAGAGGCGCTTGCTTTCATTCTGGGAAGCGGCAACGTGCAAGGCAGGAGATGGCCCATGTCTGAGCAGCCGGGCGTCCGTTCCCTCCGCGCGTTGACGCTACCCTCAAGGGGTCAGGGGTCAGGGGCGCGAGTCCTCCCGTCCCACGATCCGCGACGCGCGCTGGACTTCCTTCACGCGGTGCTCGAGCGCCGGATGCAGGGCGCGAAACTCGATCGCTACGACGGTTTCGCGGTTGCGTCGGCGCTCGGCATCCTCGCGCACGAGCGGTGGCGCATTGAACGCGAAGACAAATTGAACCCGCCGCTCAAGGCCGTCGACGCTACGCGGTTGACGGCGGCGGAACTGGATGCGGCAATCGGACAGGCCGAGCGCGAGCTTGGAGAAGTGGGAGCGAGACGATGAGCGCAGCCGAAAAGATTCCCCCGGTCACACCCCGCCTCTGCCAGCTCCCCTACGAGCTCCGCGGCCCGACGCCTGCGGACTTGCCGCTCGTCGTCGACGCCTGGTGGCGCGGCGCGCGGTACTCGTTCCTCGCGTTCGGCGTGGGCGACTCGATCTTCCGCGACCCGAGCATCGAGCCGCACCGCCTGCTGGCGCTGCGCCTGATGGGCGAGAGCGAGACGCTGGTGGCCGTCGAGCCGGGCGAAGGCGGCCACATGCTGGGCTTCATCGTCTTCGACAAGCGCACGGTCCCGACGGTGCACTGGCTCTACGTGAAGATGGCGTTCCGGAGATTCGGTCTCGCTGGCACGCTCTTTCGCGCGGCGTTCGGCGATGGGCTGGCGAGAGGCGCGACGATTCACGCGACGCACGGAACGAAGGAGCTGTTCGTGCCGCCGTGTGGACCCAAAGCCGAACGGCAGCACACGACAGCGGTGCGCTACCGGGTGAAGTACAATCCGTATTTGCTGGTGACAACGTGAACAGGAAAGAGAGACGATCGATGCAACAGACTCCGATGTCACATCAAGAACCGCCGACGGCTGCGCAGCAGCAGGCGATGCTGGCGGAGCTCGCGGCCGCAGCGAGCGCGCCGCCGCCAACCGAACCGGTACCGCACGAGCCCCCGGTCGTCCCCGTCATCCGCGTGCTCAAAGTGCTCACGCCCGTCGTCATCTCGCCGCCGCCCGTGCCGAAGGGCATGCAGGGCCTGAGCTCGCGCACGTTCAAGGATTCCGTCGAGGCGTCCGCGGGTGTGTTGATTCGCGTTGACTGGACCAGTCGCGTCGTGTGGCTCGGCTGGACATACGACGTGCCTGACGGGGGAGACGTCACTGTGTGGACGTGGACGCCGTTCGAAAATATCCAATTCGCCTCGTGCCATCCCGAGGCGTCGTCGTGAGCGCACAGCTGAAACGAGACATCGCATTCGTTGTGATGTTCTTCGGGGCGATCCTGATGGCTATTGCGCTGGCCGTCGTCGTGAGCGGGTGCGGCGGACCGTCCTCGTTTGAGATGGCGCCACTACCAGGCACCGAGACGTGCACAGCGACGTTCGACGGGCTACCGCTGTTGCTTGTGCTTGACCCCGCGGACGGTGGGACGCTGATTGGCATCGCATGGGGTGAGCAGCATAGTGAGGGCGAGCAGAGCGGGCCGCTTGCGCCATTCGGGATCGCGCTCGGCGGTCAACAGGTGGAATGGGCTCCGGATGCTGGCTTGACGGGGATCGGCGTCGAGGGCGCGGTCTGCCGTTGACGTGACCCCCGACGCCCTCGAAGAGCTCCGCGTCGAGCAACGCGTCCGCCGCCTTCGGCGCGCGCAGATGCGCCTCGCATGCTTTGCAGAGCAGCGAGCTGCCATCGCCGACTCGGCGAGGCTCAAGGCGTTTCTCTGCACCCGTCGAGCGGGCAAGTCGTACGGCATCGGCACGGACCTGTGCTCCACGGCGCTCGAGCATCCGGGCTCGAGCTCGCTCTACCTTGGGCTTACGCGCATGGCGGCGCGCGCCATCCTGAACAAGGACATCATGCGGCCCATCGTCGACCGATTCGGCATCGATGCGAAGTGGGTGAAGAGCGACTCGGCGTGGACGTTCGCAAACGGCTCGCTCGTATACCTCGCGGGCGCCGACGTCTCCGAGGACGAGATTCACAAGTGGGTCGGGCAGAAGTATCGCAAGGTGTACATCGACGAGGCGTCGAAGTTTCGGCACGACCTTCGGGAGATCGTCTACGGCTCGCTGCAGCCTGCGATGGGCGACGAGCTCGGGACGATTATCCTGAGCGGTACGCCCACGAACGCGACGACGGGCCTGTTTTACGATGTCACATGCGACGAGCCGCGCGAGCCAGGGTGGTCTACGCATCGCTGGAGTTGGCGGGAGAATCCGCACATCCGCGCGAACCTCCAGAAGGTCTACGACGAGCTCTTGGCGCGCAATCCGGCGCTCGCGGGGACGCCGCGCTTCCAGCAGGAGTGGGACGGCAAGTGGGTCGCTGACCTCTCGGCGCTCGTCTACCGAGCTAGCGAGTCGCTCAACTCCGCCCCGAGCCTCCCGCGGCCGGCAAGCGAGTACACCTTCGTGCTCGGCGTGGACCTCGGCTACAACGACCCGACGGCGCTCGTCGTCGTCGCCTACCACCGGTTCGACCCGACGCTCTTCGTCGTATCGGCCGAGAAGCGGCCGGGGTTGACGTTCGACGACGTGGCCGAATGGGTGAAGCCCATCACTCGACGCTATCAGCTAGGCGCGATGGTGTTCGACGCCGCGGACCTCCAAGGCGTCGAGACGCTCCGCCAGCGGCATCAGCTCCCCATCGAGGCGGCAAAGAAGCAGGGTAAACGCGGCGTCATCGCGGCGCTCAATTCGGACCTCCAGGCCGCCCGCGTAAAGGTGCTCCCCGCTGCCGCGGAGCTGTTCGAGGAATGGGGGTCGCTCGTGTGGGACGATAGGGGTCTATCGGCGCTCCCGCAGCGATGGGAGGAAGACCCGCGATTCCCGAATCACCTGGCCGACGCGTTTTTGTACGCCTGGCGAAAGAGTCGAAACTACGACACGGAGAAAGAGACGCCCCCGCCAGCCGACCCAGTGAAGGAATCGCAGCGCGCCACCGAAGAACTTTTGCAACAGATGCGCGAAAGACGTAATCAACAATCGAATCCAAGAAATAGATTCGACCGACCACCCAACGGGTGGCGACGTCCGTAACTGGGAGTCTGGACAGTTGCGTTTGTGCATGGGAAAACTCGCCCATGAGCGAGCCGAGCGCTGCGGATACGTCCACCGAAGAGTCCGTGCCGGAAACGCTGCCTGACGGCGCCACGCCGGTCGACCTGGCAGACATGGCCGAGGCAGTCCGCACGGGAACGGTGCGGCTCGAGCCGGTCGAGGCGGTGACATCGGGCCTGGTGACCACGCTCGAATTCGAGCCGAATCACGCGCACTACGCCGCGGGGCACCGCTTCGAGGCGCAGCTGTTCGATGGCGTCGACGAGAAGCTCGCGCACTTGCGCGGCTGGGCCAACTCCGCCGAAGCGGCCGTCGCGAACTTGCTCGACGCCGTGAGAATATCGTGAGCAACGTGCAAGTGAATTGGCCTGGTATCAAAGAGACACTGGAGGCAATTGCCTTCCGTTTGAGTGAAGGCTTGCCGGTGGAACTGTCCAAATACCATATCGGCCCGCTTCGGGCTGCGGCGTCTCGGTGTGTCGAGGCCGAGCATGGGGGCGCGTCTGAGTCCACCCGGAGGTGGACCCTTACGGAGCTCGAGCTCTGGGATAGGCACGCGCTGGCGCACGGCCATGACGCTGCGACGATGATGCTCATCGAACGTCGGAGGATGTTTTCTTGAGCAACGCGCGCGCCCGCGTCGTTCTCGTTCAGTCGACGGACGGCTACACGCCGTCCGCGTTTCCCTTCGTTCCGCTCAACGGCTTTCAGCCGGCGAATACCGCGACGTTTTACTCGGTGCCCATCAACGTCGATGGGCTCGACACGTACCGGTACGTCTTCGCGACGCCGGCCGGCTCGACGCTCGTCGGGACGGTGCAGCTTCAGGCGACGGTCGACGAAGTCGGCAGTCTCACGGGGACGCCGAACGCCGCGGACTTGCCGGCGGCGGATTGGGTGCCGCTATCGTTCTCCGTCAACGGCGCGGCCTTCGCCAATTCGTTTGCGGTGGCGAGCGGCGCAAATCAGATCGCCCTCGACGAGGCGGCCTGCACCTACGCGTGGCTTCGGATGCTGTTCACGTTTGCATCGGGAAGCGGAAGCCCGACGTGCAAGCTGCGCGGCAAGGGGATTCAGGGCCGATGAGTCCGCGCTGCGAGCACCACGCGATCCGCATGGGCCCGTCTGTTTGGACGTGCCAGGATTGCGGTGCGAGCGTGGGTCGCGAGACAGCGGCGGCGCGCGCAAGAGCAGCTGGCGCGGATGGCTATCACGCCGAGGCGAACGCCGCGAGGGACCATTTGCGGGAGCACGACGCGCCGGTCCCACCGGAGGCCGCGTGATTCGGCTGGGGCGCTACAGCTCCCGCGCGCGGGCAAGCTCTCGCGCGAGCTCGCGCGGAATCGTAGGTTTCTCTCCGTCGCAGATACCCGGTCTCAAGATTTGGCTCGATTCCGCATTGGGCATCACGCTCAACGGGTCGACCGTAAGTGCCTGGGCGGACCAGAGCGGGAATGGCAACAACTTTACAAATCCGTCGGGCACAAGTCAGCCGATCTACTCCGCATCTGACGCGAACTATGCCGGCGCTCCGTCGCTCGGATGCGCCGGCGCGCAGTACATTGATTGCGTAAATAACCTCGGGCTCGCGCAACCCGTGACGTGGGTGGTCGCCGGCAAACTTACGTCGACAGGGACATATCTGCTCGCAGCCAAAGCAGGAACAAGCCAGCAGATTTACAACAACGCTGGTAATTTGGACATTTATGCTGGTACCGCACTGAATTCGACGACGTCGATGGTCGCGCCTTGTGTGATGGGCGCAATTATGAATGGCGCGTCCAGCGCCAGCTACATCAATAATTCCGGGACGGCCGCGGCCTCTGGAAATGCTGGCGCAAATGGCGTCGTGACGCCCGAGCTGGGCGCAGCTACGCAGTCGTCCGGGTTCGCCACGGCCACCATAGCAAGCGTGCTGCTCTATTCGTCGGCGCTCACTCCCTCGCAGATGCACTCTCTGTTTTCGTACCTCGGGGCCCGCTATGGGATTGCGGCGGCATGAGCTTCGGGCCTGCGGCCGGGAGCTTCTATGTCTTGGCCATCGAGGCGACGGCTGCGAGCCTGCAGGCGTCTGTCGATGCCGAGCAGGGGTATCCCAAGGCAGGCGTCAACGTCGGCGGAGGCATTCACATGTCGGGACCATTTGTGACGCAGACCCACGCGTTTCCACTCCAGCATCCGACGCTCGCCGAATGGGCATACCCGGCGGACGGGGTCACAGTACCCATTGTCGGTGCGACCATTGGGCTGCCGGCGCCGTCGGCGCTTGATGCAACGTGGATCGGAGCTACGGCTGTGGGCGAGACGGCGCAGGTGGTGGCATGAAATGGCTTCTGTCTCATGCGACGTTCTACGCGGTTTTACTCGCTTCGTGCGGGCCCGTGGACTTCTTCGTGTCGTACGAGGGCGCGCCCGCGTTTGGCCTGAATTGGCATGTGTGCCTCGGCGGCTTCGAATGCCCAGAGGGCTACGCGTGCACGAAGGACGGATGCGAGTGGTGCGGCGATACGCCGGGAGTCTTGACTCGTTGCACGGAAGGAAACGACTGATGGCCACTCTCGAAGAACAGCTCGCGGATTACGAAGGACAGCTCGCGACCGCGAAGGCGCTCATCGGTCGTCTCGATGAGGAGGCCAGGGCCTACCTCGAAGAGAAGCAGGCGGAGCGCTTCACGCTGGTCACGAGCATGCATCGGCTCGAGGGGGCGATGACGGCGCTCAAGGTCGCGCTGAATCAGCCGGCCGATGGCCGCGTCGAGCGCCAGGTGGCGATGCGCGAGGCGAACGCGGAGAAATACGCGAAGGCGATTGCGGCGGAGGGAGCGCGGGAGACGATCTGATGCCCGAGCCCCACCGCTCCACGTACACGGTTCGCCGCGCTTCGAACTATGAAGGCTTCAAGGCGCTCGAGCAAATGCTCGAGGGCGTCGCGACGGGCCGACTCAAGGCGGCGCGCCAGCGCGTGACGGATTTCCTGTGCGACCTGTGCAAGACGCGGAAGCGTTCGCAGGTTGCAGTGCCGTCGCGCATCCTCGGGCGCGTAGTGCCCCCGTTCCGCGGGCGCGTGGTGCTCTGTTGCGACGCGTGCGCGCGGGAGATGCGCGCGAGGGGAATGCCGTGACGGTTGTGCTGCCCAACGGTAAGCTAAGCGATCTGGAACAGGCGCTCATCGATGGCTCGCGCGCGGTGATGGCGATGGGCGGCCCCATCTCCCACTACTGGATTCCGGCGGACGATTGCGACGCGCTCATTGCGGCTTTCCCCCGCAAGGATCGTCGGGCGGCCATGATTCGGTTTGGGCTCCCAGGCCCGCTGCCGCCGAGACGTCGCATCTGGCGCGACAAGCGCACCGGAGAGGAGAGACCGCGATGATCGCGCCCAATGAGCTCGAGCGCCTGCTCATCGTCATGGCGCAGTACGGCGTGACGCATCTCGAAGCGGGAGACGGCATCGTTATCAACCGCGCGCTTCCGTCCGCGCCGCCCGACAAGCCAGCGACGAAGGAGTCGCCGCTCGAGCGTCTGTCTCGCTTGTCGCCCGATGAGCAAGATCGCGAGCTTCGTCTCGGTCATCTCGGCGCGCCAGCGCAGGCGACACGCACGTCGAGGCTCACGTGAGGTCGGCTCCGTCCGCGCCCGGACGTTCGGGGTCCACCGTCGAGAAAAAGAGCTACTCGACGAAGAAGAGCGCCGCGCGCGGGCTGCCCACGGACAACTGGTACGACCGGCCCGACGGGCAATGCCACGAAGAGCTGTTTCAGACGGCGCGGTCGATCAAGAGTCGCCAGGTCCGGCGCCGCTACGAGCTTTGCATTTTTCAGAACATGTACTGCAACAGTTTGCAGAACGTGTTTGCGAGCTCGGGCCTATTCTCCTCGACGGTGATGACCGGCTCGACGGCCGTCAATCGGATGAGCGTCAATGTCGTTCAGCAGGTCGTCGACACGGCGCAGGCGCGCATCGCGAAGAGCAAGCCGCGCGCATTCGTGCTTCCGAACAAGGGCGACTACCGGCTCAAGCGCAAGTGCAAAAAGCTAACGAAATTCCTCGACGGCAGCATGCATTCGGCGAATGTCTACGCGAATGGCGACGAGGTTTTTCGTGACTCGGGCATCTACGGGACCGGCGCGCTTCTCATTCGCGCCCGCGACGGAAAAATGTCCTCGGAAGTCGTCAAGGTCGACGAGCTCCTCATCGACCAAGTGGACGGCATGTACGACAAGCCGCAGGAGATGCATTACGAGCATCCGACGCCGCGGACGGAGCTCCTGCAGCGCTACCCCGACAAGTCGAAGGAGATTCGCGACTCTCGCATCTCTTGGCGCGGTGACGTCAACTTCGGCTCGGCGAAAGACCTCGTGCTCGTCACCGAGACGTGGCGGACGCCGTCAACGCCCGAGGCGAAAGACGGCCGTCACGTCGTCTGCGTCTCGAACGCAACGCTACTCGATGAGCCGTGGACGAAGGATTACATCCCGATCTTCCGATTCCACTGGCGCCCCCCGACGTATGGGCCTTTCGGTACGGGCATCGCGCTATCGCTCGAAGCGATGCAGTGGCGCATCTCGGAGATGATCGAGAACGTCGGCGAGTCGTTCCACCAGTTCGCGATTCCTCGCATCTGGGTCGACTCGCTATCCGGCGTGTCGCAGCACACCGTCACCAATGAGATCACCGTCAACAAGTACTCGGGCAATCCGCCGGTGTTCACCACGCCACCCGCGATGGCGCCTGATTTCTATCAGTATCTGCAGTGGCTCATCGACCAGTGCTTCAAGCAGGAGGGCGTCTCGCAGCTTTCCGCGAGCTCGGAGAAACCGGCCGGACTCAACTCGGGTGTGGGCCTTCGCACGTACCAGGACGTCGAGACGCAGCGCTTCGCCATTGTCGGCCAGCGATGGGAGCGATGGTACATGCAGGTCGCGCGCTGCATCATCGACCTTGCGGGCGACATGTACCGCGACGGCATCTCGAAGCTGAAGATCAAGGTCCCTGGGCGCGGCTTCATCGAGACGGTCGACTGGAAGGACGTGTCGCTCGAAGAGGATGAGTACGACTTGCAGGTGTGGCCGACGAACATCCTGCCCGAGACGCCCGAGGGGCGCCTGCAAACGGTGCAAGAGATGGTCAATAGCGGCATCATGCCGCGCGACGTCGCCATAGCGCAGCTCAACGTCCCCGTGCTCTACGATTGGGTCGACGAAGAGACCGCGAGCCGCGAGCAGATCGAAATGTGTCTGGGCTCGATCGTCGACGACGCGAAGTACATCGCGCCGGACCCCATCGCTGACCTGAACCTGGCGATCAAGATGGCGGGCGCCGAAGTGCTCGAGTCGCAAATCAACGGGCTCGAGCCGTACAAGCAGCAACTCCTCACGCGCTTCCTCGACGCGGCCATCAAGCTTCAGCAGGCCGCCAACACGAACGCCGTGGCGCCCGGCACCGTCGCTCCGCCTCCAGCGGGCGCCATCGGCCAGGCGCCGCCTCCCCCCGCCGCTCCGCTGGCTCCGGCCGGCGCGGGCCCCGTCACCATGCCCGCCGCCGCCTGAAAGTCCCCCATGACCCAACCTGCTACCAGCATCCCCGCGGCTGCCGCCGCTGCCACCCAGGCCCCCGCCGCGCCGGCGGTCCAGAAGCGCCAAGTGGGCTCGCCGTACCAGAGCAAGGCGTCCGGCCTGCCCGCGTCGCCCCCTGCGCAAGCGCAACGGTCGCAGATGGCGAGCCGCGCCCAGCGCGCGCAGGAGGCCGCCAACAAGGCCGCTGGTGCGCAGGCCCCGGCGGCGCCATCCGCTCCCCCAAAGTCCGCGGCGTCTCAATCTGCCGCCGTCACGCCTCCCGTTGCTGAGCGGTCAGCGACAGAAGGGACGTCTCCGACGGCAGATTCAGGCGCCGCGAAGCCCGGCGAGGCGGCAAAGCCCGCGGAGGCGCCGGCCGTCGACGGAGCCGCGGGGACGGAGCAAGCGAAGCTCGCCGAGGGCGAGTACGCCCGGCGCATGGCGAGCCTCACGCGCGAGGACGCGCGCATCTCTACGGCCAAGCAGGAGCTCGCGCGACAACAAGAGCAGCACCGCGAGGCGTTGCAGCGCGCGAACATGGTCGAGCAAATCCGGACGAAGCCCCCGGCGAGCAAGCTCCAATTTCTTCAGCAGGTGTTCGGGTGGAACGTGCAGTCGATCCTCGACGAGATCGTGACCGACGGCACGCGCACTCCCGAGCAGAAGGTCGCACAGGCGCAGCAACTCAGCGAACAACGCATGGCGGCCATCGAGCGCGAGGTACAGCAGGCAGCGCAAGAGCGGCAGCAAAGCCGGAATGCGGAGCAAGTTCGTAGTTATATATCCGGCTCGATCAATCCAATCATCGACTCCGCGCCAGAATTCAAGATTCTGCGCGACGCTTTTGGTGACGATGCCGGGCGTCAAGTGTATAGTGTGCTTGCCGATCGGTTTTCGAAGACCCAAAGGGTCGGAGACCCGAAGGACGTTTGCAAAGAGGTAGCGAACTACCTGCGAAGTGAAGCCGAGAAATCGGCCCGACTCCTGGGCGGGGCAAGCGCCCCCGCGGCAGGACAAGCTCCCAAGCAAGATCGAGCCACCAGCCAACAAGCGGCTCCTGCGCCCCCTACGACCGGTTTCGCAAAACGGATGCGCGCTCATGTGCAGCCGTACAAGTCGAAGCCCCTCGCGTAGACGAGTGGCGCGACGGCGTGACCGGTCCTCCCAGAGGAGCCGGTCATGGCTGTTGGCGCAAATAGCACGTCGCTCGATGCGGCGTTCAAGCAGTACTACGAGGACGGTTACGACGACCTGACGTACAAGGATCGTCCCTTTTTCGCGCTCGTGCCGAAAGAGGAGGGATGGGTGGGCGCGGACCAGGCGGCTCGCGGCTGGCACATCCCGATGAAGTACGCGTATCCGCCCGCGGTCTCGACGACGTTCTCCGTCGCGCAGGCCAAGGCGGCGACGACGAGCTCGAAGATTCAGGCCTGGGAGCTCACGAGCAAGCAGCTCTACGGCTTCATTCAGATCGACAACGAGTCGCTCATGCGCTCGAAGGGCAACGAAGGCGCCTTCGTCGAGCTGAAGTCGCTCGAGGTCAACGGCATCATCGAGAACGTCTCGAATCGCCTGCATCACTACTGCTACGGCGACGGGACGGGCGTCATCGCGCAAGTCGGCAACTCCACGCAGATGCCGTCGTTCGCGACGAGCGTGTGCACGCTGCTCAACAGCGAGGACACGGTCAAGATCGCATTCGGCGACGAGCTCACGGTGGCCGCGACTGCGACGGGCGCGGAGCGCGCGTTCGGCACGAACAATCATGGGTGGCTCGTCATCGGGACGAGCTACGACGCGGGCACCTTCACCGTCGGCACGCTCGCGGGCGCGCCGGTCAACCTGAACGACGCGGCGGACGGCATTCCGACGGCTGCCGCGAGCGACTTCATCGCGCATCGTGGCGACCGAGCGGGCACGTCGGTCAACGGCGTCATCTCGGGATTCCAGCAGTACATCCCTCCGTTCGGAACGACGATCACAAACACGACGCTCTACAACGTCGACCGTTCGCAAAACGCGGATTGGCTCGCGGGGTCGCGCATCGACGGTTCGTCGACCGGAATCGAAGAGGCGCTCCTTCGCGGCGCAAACGTCGTCGCAAAGAAGGGCGGACGGCTCGAGCAGTACTTCCTGGATCACAAGCACTACTCGGACCTCGTCTCGGCACTGTCGGCCAAAGGAATCGTCAACTTCCTCGACATCACCATGAACGACGAGCCGAGCATCGGCTTCAAGGGGGTCAAGATCATCGGCGCAAACGGAGACATCGACGTCATCCCGGACTACGCGTGCCCGAGCTCGATGGCTGCGGGGACGAAAATCTCCGATTGGGTTTTCGGATCGGTAGGAGAGCCCGTCGCGGTCCTGAACTCGGACGGCCTCGAATTTCTCCGCCTCGGCACGGCGGACGGCCTCGAAGGTCGCTTCGGCTCGTACTCCAACCTCGTGCCCAAGAGCCCGCGCGACAACTGCAACGTCCTCCTGCCACTCTGATCGGAGCCGACCATGGGTGACAACGCACTCCTCACTTCGTTCGTCAAACACTACGAACACGACGTCGTTCTCATCTCCGGTTTCGTGGCGCTCGACGGCTCTGCCAACGTGCTGCCCGCGAAGCCGACGAACGCTCCCCCCGGAACCGGCCCGTACACGCTCCTCAAGGGAGCGCAGAAGGCCATCGGGGCGGGCACAATCATCACGCAGCCGCATACCGGGACGGGCATCTACCAGTTCACGCTGGACAATGCCTACTTCGCGTTGCTTGGCGCTTGGGTCATCTCGCAGGACCCCGGCGCGACGACGACGATCGACCCGTTTGTCAACGCCAACGTGCGCGCCAACACTACGAGCCCGGACGCGGGCGTGCAACCCGGTACGGACCCGACCATCGCCGCGCAGACCGTGAAGGTCTCGTTCCGCATCGGCGCCGGCACGCTCACCAATCCCCCCGCGAACGTCGGCTTCTGGCTGACGCTCCTCCTCAAGCGAACACAGGTGCCCTGAAATGCCTTCGCTCGCAGATTTGCTCGGCAAGGGCGGCGACGAACCGGACGGAGACGAGGGCGGCTCCGATTACGGGGGCGCCCTGGAGGACGCAATGAGCGCCTTCATCGGCGCCGTCAAGTCGGGGGACGCCAAGGGCGCGGCGCAGGCCTTCAGCGACGCGCACGCCATCTGCCAGAAGGACGGCGGGGGCGACGACGACAGCGGAAGCGGTGGCCATCCGGCGCTCCTGCTGACGGGAAAGAAGCGATGAGCAAGACGGCGACGACGACGATCGCGACGACGGTTTCGGGCGATGGGCTGAACGCCCAGCAGACCGTTTCCAACGTCAACACGTCGGCGTTGCCGCCGAGCACCGTCACGACCGCGAATGGCAGCGTGACGGTTACGGTCCCTGCCGCCGCGCAGGGCTTCACGATCTACCCGCCCATCGGCTCCGTCATCACCAAGACGCTCAAGGGGATCGCGGGCGACACGGGCGTGCCCTTCGGGCCCGGCGCGAGCTTCCCGGCCTCGATTGGCTTCGCGGCGGGCGCCATCCCTTCGTTTGTCATCACGGCCAACGGCATCGAGACTCTCCAGGTCGTTTGGGCATGACGGCGCTTTCGGACCTCATTCTCGGCGCGCAGCGACTCGCGGACCGCGTCAACGCGTCGACGCTCGACACGCCGACGTGGACCGAATGGGTCAACTCCGGCGCGGGCGAGCTCTATCGCGCGCTGACCGAAACGTACGAGGACTACAATCTCGCTACGTACCTCTTCACGCTCGCGGGCGGCGTCTCCGGCAACTCGATCACCGTCGGGTTTCAGACCGCCGTACCGACGTTCGACAAGCTTCGCTCTGTCTCGCGGCAGATCGGCGTCGTCGGCTCGGGGCCGTATTACGCTCCGTGCTTCAGGCTGAACTCGCGCATCGAGCGAAACCTCCACGCGGCCCCCCCCATCAACCCGCTCTATGGCAACTTTGCCGCGTACTACTCGCTCGTCGGCAATGTGCTCGAATTTCTGCCGCCGGACAGCTCCGCGGGCAGCTACAAGCTCGAGTACATCCCGGCCTTCCAGCCGCTCGTGAATCAGACCGACACGATCGATGGCACGTGGATGGCAACGAACGGGATTCAGGACTTCATCATCATGTTCGCAGCACGAAAAGCGCTCATCCGCGAAGAGTCGCTCGAGACGGCTGCGCTCATCGCGCAGGACATGGCGGAGCTCAAGTCGAGCGTCCTGCGCCAGTTCACGGTGCGCGACGACAATCAGCCGGGGAAGATCGCCGATGTGAAGCGCGTACGTGCAAACGCGGGCTTCGGCGGCTGGGGACCTTTCTCTGGGGGGCGCTGAGACCATGGCGCTCAAGCAATTCTCTCCCATCAAGACGACGGATCAGGACCTAAACCTGATTCAGGAGGCCATCCGAGAGCCCCTCAACACGCTCATCAAAAATCCGCTCAACGGCGTAAAGTGGATGGCGAATATCTCGCTCAAGGCGGGGAACAACCTCGTCGTTCACGGCCTCGGTCGCAATTACCTCTCTTTCTGGATCGGCAATCAAACGGCCGCTTCGTCGATCACCGCGGGCACGAGCCCCGACCCGTCCAAATATCTGATGCTGGGAGCGACCGCCTCGTGCAAGGCGGACATTTTCGTTTTCTGAAAGGAGGCGCGCGGTGGAGAAGCAAATCGTCGCTGTTCCTTTCGCGGGCGGCATCGACTCGAAAACCGACCCGAGTCAGGTGGTCGCTGGCAAGGTGCTTGCGCTACAGAACGGCATCCTTTCGCAGACCGGGCTCGTGTCGCGCCGGTGGGGCTATACCGCGCTCGGGATGGGCATAGTTGGGGGCGGCACGATCGCAACGACGCTCGCCGTCACGGCGTTCGGAAATGAGCTTCTCACGTATGACGGTAAAAGCGCCTATTCGTTTATCGAAGCGGAGAACGCGTGGTCCGCACGGGGCAATATGGTCCCCGTCGTCCAGAGCGATAAGACCATCATCGCAGGTAATTACCAGCAACTCTCGCCGGACCATGCGAGCCTAGGCGGCATCGACGTATATGCGTGGGAGGATTCGCGCGGAGCCATCCGGTACAGCGTGTTCGATACGGCGTCGGGCACGGCAATCGTGCTCGACCAGGGATTCTTTGGGGCCAGCGCGGGGCGACCCAAGCTCCTTCCAGTCCCCTCGGCGAACGTCATTCTCATCGTATGCGATACTGGCGGAGGCACGCTCGCTACGGGCACCATCAGTCCGTCCAATCCGACGGGGCTGACATTTGTGGCATCTCCCATTGCTGGCGTGATTGCCCCATGCTGGTTCGATGCGTGCGTCGCGCCGAATGGGACTGTCTTCATCGCGTACTACAAGATCGTCGCCGGCAACCTCACGGTACAAGTCTCGGCGCTCAACGCAGCCTTCACCGCGCTCGTGTGGACGAACACTGCTTGGACCTATTCTGGCACAACGCAGGTCAATGGCCTCGCATGTTACACGGACAGCTCGAGTCATTGTTGGGTGACCATCGCGGACAATTCGTCTGGGGTGGAGACGCTCATTTACACGAGCGCTGGGGCCGTGTTTCTGGCGGCGATACATACGACCATATCGAGCTTCACGCCAGTGGCTGTGGCGGCCATCGTCGTCGGTGGCACAGCCACGGTGTTCGCGGAGCACGTGCAGACGGGTGGCGGCTCGCAGTCCTATCGACACACACTCAAGGCGTTTACGATTACGAGCGGGGGGTCGGTAACGACGCCTGTTGTCATCGGGTACGGGCTCGGCATCGCGAGCAAGCCGCTTTCGTGGAATGGGCAGGTTCTCATCAATTGCGCGTTCCAGACGCAAATGCAGCCGTGCTACGTATGCATCGCTTGGAACGGTACGACGACGACCATCGTATCCCGAACGCTCTACGGTATTGGCGGCGGCTACCTGAACAATCAAGACTGGATGGTCCCCGAGTGCCAGCAACTCACGGCCGGCGTATTTGTGTACGCCAATGGCGCGAAGGGCATTCCGAATACGGAGGCCGGCACGATTCTAAGCTTGCTCGGCGTGAACGCGACAACGTTGAATTTCTCGTCCGCTACCGAACAACTGTCGTCCGCCATCAATGGGAGTCTCTATACGGTCGGAGGCATCCTGCAGCGGTATGACGGGCATTTGTACGTCGAGGCAGGCTTCCTCGTTTGGCCCGAAGAGGTCACCTTCGCGCCAGCGACTACGGGCGGGTTGATGGCGGCGGGGACCTATTTCTACTCGGTAACCTACGAGTACCTCGACGCGTTCGGCTTCGCCGAGCCGTCCAATCCACTGCCGCCTGTCCAGGTTACGGTGGGCGGAGCCGGCGCCGGCTCCGTCGCCATTACGATCCCAACGCTCTTCCTTACGAACAAAACCGGGGTGCGACTCGTCGTGTACCGAACGACGGCAAGTGGGACGCTCCTCTACCGGGTTACGAGCGCCGTCGCGCCCACGTACAATCCCTATCCACTCCCTCTGACGGCGACAACGACGTTTACCGACACGCTCGCGGACGCGTCGATCCAGAGCAATGGCCTGCTCTATACGCAGCCGCTCGCGCAGGGGAATCCCGTCCTGCCGAACTTCGCGCCGCCCGCGTGCACGCTCATTGCGACATACGCGAACCGCGTGTGGACGAACACCACGGACGACCCGTATACGCTCTTCTATTCGCAGCAGTCGATCGAGGGCGCGCCTGCGCAGTTCTGCGCCGCGCTGAATCTCCGCGTCGACCCGGACGGTGGCCCGATTACGGCCATCGCGAGAATGGACGCGAACTTTTTTATTTTCAAAAAGAACTCGATATTCTACATCACGGGTCAAGGACCCGACGCGACAGGCGCGCAGAGCGACCTTGGATCGCCCACGCAATTGCCAACTGGCAACATCGGATGCGCGCAGGCAAACACCATCGTCCTCACCCAGATGGGGCTCATGTTCCAGAGCAATACGGGCGGCATCTACCTGCTCGATCGCTCGCTGAATTGCACGTACAAGGGCGCGCCCGTCGAGTCGTTCACGAAGCCCGGCTCCGGCCAGGGAATCCAATTCACAGCCGCGGCGCTCATTCCTGACCAGTGGGTCATTTTTACGAGTCCCGGCGGGACCGCGCTCGCGTACGACTATTACTACGACCAGTGGTCGACCTTCACTGGTACGCCGCACCTGGCGACCGATTCGGATGTCTACCACGGCGGCGGCGATGTCCTCGCGCTTTCCAATGCGACCACGGGGGAGATTTACATCCAGACCCCGGCGACCTTCACGGACGCGGGGGCGCCCATCCCTTTCGAGCTCGTGACCGCGTGGCTCAACCCCACAGCGATCCAGGGCTACCAGCGGCTCTATCACGTCTATGTGCTCGGCCAGTACATCAGCGCGCATACGATGAATTTATCCGCGCATGTCGACTACGACAGCGTCTCGACGCCGATCGCCGCGACGATTCAAGTGCCCACCGCGCCGTCGAACCCGAGCAACTACCAGTGGCGCCTCGACGTCCTGAAAAAGTGCCAGTCGTTCCAGCTCACGATCACCGATAGCCAAAGCGCGCCAGGAGGCGCGGGATTCTCTCTCTCGGCGCTCTCCCTCGTCGTCGGAGTGAAGCGCGGCGGAAACAAAAACCTCCCGACGTCACGCCAGATCGGAATGTCCTGATGGCAAACAGCTATACCGGCAACGCGGGCGGTGCGAACTATCTCGGCGGTTACAACAACCCGTTCGGCAATCAGAGCCCGTACAATCCAACGAATCAGACGGCCCCCCAGGGCAACGGAAATGCCCAGCCTGCGCCCGCGGCGAGCGGGCAGTCCACGGGCATCTTCGGCACGGGGCAGTACTACGCCCCCGGCTATGCGGGATTCAACCCGTCCGCGCTCTCCGGCGCGCCCAGCCAGACCGACGGAAACTACGGCCTAAACGACGTCTGGAACAACCTCTCCAGCTTCGTTGGCGCCAACGGGACCCCGCAAAACTACAATGTGACCGCGCCATCGGCATCGGCTGCGCAGGGGCAGGCAGCGTACGGGCAAGCCGCGCAAGGGCAGGCCTCGAGCTACTCGGCGGCCCTCGCGCAGGCTGCGCAGGCGCGCGCGGCGCAGTCGCAAGGAGCGCTAATGGGCGCCGCGACGGCGGGCCCGGCGACGATGACGGGCGCGCCGCAAATCTCGACGGCAGGCGACGCCTCCCAGCTCGCCGTGCAGCAAAATCTCGAGAACACACTGCAAACACAGGCCAACGGCGGCGGGACGAGCGCGGCGGACCTGCAGCTCCAACAGGGCGAGCAACAACAGGTGGCGAATCAGCTCGCCGTGCTGGGCTCGCAGCGCGGCGGCGCGATGAACGCCGGTCTGGCGCAGACGATGGCGGCGAATCAGAGCGCGCAGGCGCAGGCGCAGCTCAATGCCCAGATGGGCATTCAGCGTGCGCAGGAGACGCAGGCTGCGCAGCAAGCGCTCGGCACGGTCGCGGGCACGGCGCGCGGGCAATCGCAGTCGTACAACACGGCGCAGGCGGGCCTCTCGTCGACGGCGAACCTTGCGAATCAGAGCGCCGCGAATCAGATGGCGCAGTTCAACACGTCGGACGAGCAGGCGGCGAACGCGGCGAACGCGCAGCTCGCGCAAGGGAATAGCCAATTCAATGCGACGAATGCGCAGAACACGTCGCTCGCGAATGCGCAGCTCGCGCAAGCGGCGACGCTCGCGAATCAGGGCGCGGTGAATACGGCCGGGCAATACAACGCGGGCAATGCGCAGGCGATGACGCTCGCCAACCTCCTCGCGCAGAACAACATGACGAGCCAGAACGTTGGCAATGCGCAGGCGATGACGCTCGCCAATCTGGGCAACGCGCAGCAGACCGACCTCGCGAATCTGTCCGCCGCAAGTCAGTACGGGCTTGCGAATCAGACGGCGGCGGAGAATGCATACAACACGGCCTCGCAGAACACGCTCGCGGGGCTCGGCGCGGAGACGGGCGTGAGTGAGGCGAATCGCTCGGCGGAGCTCGCGAGCGAGCAGCTAGGCGTCCAGCAACAACTCGGCAACAATCAGATCAACGCGCAGGCATACCAAGCCGCCGCCAATGCAAACGCAAATCTCACGAGCGCCATCTTCGGTGGGCTGGCGGGGCTCGGCGGCGCAGCGATCAACGCAGCGAATAGCTCGAGCAATCCGAGCAGCACGGCAGGAATCAACGCGGCCGCATCGGCAAGCGGCCTTCCCAACCCGAGTAGCTCGGGAGGCGGCACGTATGGGCCGTCGGGTGGCGCCAATACGGGCGGAGACTCGGGCAGCGGAGATATCTCTCTAGGCTTTACGGCTCCCGCATCGAGTATTGGATTCCCGACGACTAGCGGTAGCAGCACGGGCCTTTTGTCGGGGCAGACGTCGTATTCTGACGAAAACGTGAAGGAGGGCATCGAGGGCGGTAATCCCATGATGCGCTCGTTTCTTTCGCAGCTCGGCTCTTCGAAAGGTGACCAGTCGATTGATCCGACGGCGGACCTTCACTTTTCCCTCGGGACGGAGACGAAGCAAACGAGCTTGACGCCAGGTGCGGCGCTCGAGAGCGGAATCCTCGGCGCCGTCCCGTTTGTCGGCGGTCTCCTCCAAACGCTCGCCGGATCGAGCGGCGGTTTAGCGACCACTAGCCACGGCATGCAACTTTCGCAGGGTACTGGCGAGACCGCGACGAATGAGCAGATTTCGGACCTCGATCAACAGAACGCCGTCGCGACGAGCGATGACGAAGCAAAGGAAAACGTCATCTCGGGCAACCGCGGCATGCAGGCGTTTCTCCAACAGGCGAGCGCGCAGCAAGGCGCGAGCGCATCGAGAGGGGCGACGAACAACGCCTTCATGCAGACCGGCCAAGCCCCTTCGGCGGCGACAGATCGGCAGATGCCGGCGCCTCCTCCGTACGCGCAGGGGTACGGGCAGGGCAACGGCGGCGGCATTTATGGCGGCGGCCCGGGGAACACGGGCGGCGTCTCGACCGGCGCAGCGCCCGTCTTCACGGGCGGACCGTCGAGCGGCGCTGGGCCCTCCACGCCGCAGAGCGGGCTTTGGGGGAACATGGCCTCCTACGCGGGCGGCGTGGGGCAGAGCGCGGGCATGACGAGCCCCGGCGGCGTCTCCGCATTCGGGTTTTCCGGCGGCACGCCGACCCCCGCTCGAGCGACGTCGATTAACGCGACGAATCAGCCGGTGGGCCCGCTCCCCGTGATGAACACGCTCGCCCCGAGCGCGATGTTCAATGCGCTTCCGGCTGGCGCGCTGAGCGTCAGGGCTCCTTCCGCCGCGCTCTACCCGGCCTCGCAGTCGTACCCGGCCGTCCCGCCGTACTTGCCGAATGGGCAACCGGCGCCGCAATACTCGAGCGTGTCGGGCCCGACGACGGCGCCGCAAAAGACGCTTTCGCTCGCGGGCATCTCCGATGAGGACGCGAAGACAAGCGTCCGCGATCCATCGCCCGACAACATGCAGGACTTCCTGGATGCGCTCCACGCGCACCAGTACCGGTACAAAGAGCCGGACCTCCCGGGTGCAGGGCACGGCACGTTCGTGTCGCCGATGGCGCAGGAGATCGAGTCCACGCCGCTCGGCAAGAGCTTCGTCGAGACGAATCCGAGCACCGGCTACAAGCAGGTCGACTACGGCAAGATGGCCGGCACGCAGCTCGCGGGGCTCGCGTACCTGAACGAGCGACAGAACCGGCTCGAGGAGCTTCTGCGCTCGGGAGCGAGGGCCTGATGAACAACGCTCCGCTTCCGACTCCGGCGCAGATTCAGGCGCTCGTCAATTCGGGGCAGGTATCGCCCGCGCAGCAAGCCGCCTGGCTGCAACAGATGGGCGGCGCATCCGCGTCGCCCGGTGGGTACGACCCGCTCACCGGCGGCTCGGGTCAGCCCGATCCGGCGCTCCAGGCGCTCCAGGCGCGGCGGGCGGCGCAGGCGGCGCAACCCGCGCCGGCAAACAACACGGCCGATAGACTCGCTGCCGCGGGGCTCCCGCCACAGGCCCCGTTCAATCCGGCGGCGACGGGAGCGGCAGGAGCGGCCGATGCCGCAGCGGGCGATCCTGCGCTCGCGGCGATGCTCGCCAAGAGGGGCGCGCCGGGCGGCACTGCTGCGCCGGCAACGCCGAGGAACCTCACGCCTCCGCCGGCCGGCGCTGGCGCCGCGCCGAGCGCTGGCGGTTCGCCCGTCGACGATGCGCTGGCGAAGTTCGTGAGTGGCGGCGGAAGCGTGCCGCACGCGGCTGGCATGTCGCCCGCGTCGCGCGAGTACGCCAAGTCGCTCGGCGAAGAGGGGCAGGAGCAAGCCGACGTCACGTCCCAAGCGCTCGGCCATCTCCAGACGCTCGCGGACTCCGCTTCGGAGCAGTCGCGCGCGCTCGGCGAAGACGCGGCCATCGCCCATCAACAATTTGTGCAGCAAAAGCAGCGCGACGACGAGCATCGCGCGCGACTTGTTGATGAGACCAAGACGCGGCAGTCGAAGCTCGACGAAGCGCTCGCGCAGGCCGGCGCGCAGGGGGTCGACCCGAATCGCTACTACCAGAACATGTCGACGCCGCAGAAGATCGGCGCAGCGGTGGCCATCGGCCTCGGCGCCTTCAGCGCGCATGCGCTCGGCCCGAATGGGCAGGGCGGCCAAAACTACGCGGGGAAGATCATCGAGGACGCCATCACCGCGGACATCGACGCGCAGCGCTCGAACATGGCCGCGAAACTCGACGTCCTCGGCAAGCGGATGACGGCAAACGCGCAGGGGTTTGATCAGCAAAGCGCGATGCTCGCAGCCGAGCGCGACTCGACCATGAGCGCATATACGGTGGCCTCGAACGACATTGCGCGCCGGGCGGCGACGTTCCAAGGAAACGCGGACGCGCAGACCAAGCTCGAAGCGATGCGCCAGGAGCTCATCGGCCGGCGCGACGAGAAAGTGGCCGCGCTAAACGATCGCCTGTTCGCCATCTACAAGGCGGCGGAAGCGCCCGTCGGCGGCGGGAACACGGTCACCCCGAAGATGGTGACGGAGCGCGCGCAGGCCATCGCGGACAAAGCGCGCGAGGCGGGGCACGAGATCACCCCCGAAGCGTCGCGCGAACAGGCCGCGCGCGAATACGGCCTGGTGAAGGGCGGTTCGAATCCCGAGCTCGCCAAGCCGACGAAGGACGGCGGCCAGCCCGGTCAGCTCGCGTCCGTGCGCTCTGCGCTCGACGGCGTGAACAAGCTCATCGCGCTCCGCCAAAACGCGGGCTTCATTCGAAGTCCGGACCAGAAAGCCGAAGCGGCGGCCATCGCAGAAGCGACGCGCACGAACTTCGCGAAGGCTATGGGCGCGCGGCTAAGTCCTGAGCTGCTCAAGCAGTACCAGTCGCTCATCCCTGGCGATCCGCTCGAGCACAACGTGTCCGGGCTCGTCGGCCAGGACCCCACTGGGGCGCGTCTGAACGCGACGAAACGAACACTCGAGATTCAATTACAGCAACTCCAGGCCGGCGGCGGTGGAGCGGCCTCGGCGCCCGACGACGCGCTCGAGCGGGACGAGGTCCAATAAATTGGCTTCCCACCCAAACATCGATCGGGAGGGGGCCATGGGCTCTGCGCCGGTGACGGGGAGCGGTGAGACCTCTAGCCCGTCGCGTTATTGCTTGGCCGATGTCGGCGCGGCCTTGAGGCAACAGTAGCATGCCCCAGGTTTTCGATCGCCAAACCGGCCAGCCCGTAGACGCGTCTCCCGAAGACGTGCACGCGGGCCTCGTCTCGGGCGCCTACGCGCTCGACGCGGACGCGGGGCCGGTCGCGCTCAAGGGTGCGGACGGCGCCATCTACAAGGCCGCGCCGGAGAAGGTCGCGAGCGCGCTCGCCTCGGGCAAGTACGGCCTGCTCTCGCACGACGAAGAGGAGGCGCACCAGGTCCGCCACGAAGAGGCCGCGAAGGGCATCGTCGGGTCACTGGAGAGCGGCGCGGAGAGCGCGGTCAATCAGGCTTCGTTCGGCGCGCTCGACGCCATCCGCGAGCATACCGAGACACCCGACGAGGCGCTCCGTCGCAAGGCGGCGGACGACTACCATTCGATGGCGCGCACGCTCGGCGGGGCCATCGGCATCGCGGCGCCGGCCCTGGCGACCGGAGGCCTCTTCAGCGCCGTCGAGGGTATCGGGCAAGCCGCCGCGCGTGGCATCGTTCCGGCGGCGGAGATTGCCGAAGCGTCGCTCGCGACGAAGCTGGCCGGAACAGCCGTCAACTACGCGACCCAGGGCGCGCTCATGGCGTCACCCCAGGCGCTCGTGCACGCGGCGTTCGGAGACCCGCAGAAGGCCGCGGAGACGCTTCTCTGGGGCATGGGGGCGGGGGCGGTGCTCGGTGGGGCTGGGCAGCTCGTAGGGAGTGGCGTCGGGGCCATCGGGGAGCGGGCGAGCGAAGCGCTGGACAACCCCGCGACGCGCGAGGGGCTCGACCGGTTCGCGAACGCGCGCGGCCTCAAGGCGCTGGGGGCGGAGCGCTCGGCGCTAAAGGGGCTCAGCGAGGATCGGATTCAAGAGCTCGGCAATTTCGTTCACGAGTCGGGGCTGCTCAAACCCGGCATGTCGCGCCAGGACATCGGAGATGCCGTCGAGGCGATGCATGACCAAGTCGGCGGGGAGATCGGGGACACGATCGAAAAGCTCGACGGCGCCCTGAAAAGCAGTCCTGACGCGGCGCAGCATGCGATTCAGCCGATGGATTTGGCCGTGGAGCTCCGCAACGCGCTTGACACGCCCGAGATGCGCATGCCGATGAACGCGGACCAGGCGCGCGCGCTCGAGCAAGTGATCGCCTCCGCGCATGCGCTTCCGACGACGACGCTCGAGAATGCCCAGAAAGTCGTCTCCTTCGAAGACGCGCAGAACTTCGCGAGCGCCCTTCGTCGGAAGTGGGTCAACCCGATCACGCGCGCGCAGAACGAAGGCGGCGCACGCGGCGTAGAGACCGTGACGGCGCTCGATCAGCTCAAGGACGCTGCCTATCAAGTCGTGCGCGATCACGTCCACCAGGCGGCGGACGCCGTTGCCGCGGCCAGTGAAAACCCCGAGCTCGTCGGCGCGCTCGTAAAGAGCAAAGCCGCCTACGCGAAGCTTTCGCAGCTGGAGAAGTTTGCGGCCATCCTCGACCGCCAGGACGTCGGCAACCGGTACATGAGCCTGTCCAGCATGCTCACGATGGGCCACGGCCCGATGAGCGCGGCGGTGCAGGCCGCTGGAACGGGCATCGGCGCCGCGCTCGGCGGCCCCGCCGGGGCGATGTTTGGACAGCAGCTCGCGCGGCCCGCCGGAATGGCGCTCGACTTTCTCGCGAAGCGGTGGGCCGAAAACCGTGGGCTCGTGTATCTCAGCGCTATCGCCAAGCGCGCAGCGAAGGAGGGGCCAGACGTCTTTGCGGGCGTGCTCGCGAGCGAGAGCGGAAAGCGCCTTGCGGCGACGATGGGCGGCGTGCGCGCCGTCGTGCGCCGGCTCGCGTCCGAAGGCATCGAGGCAACCGCGCCACGCAGCCAAGCGCATATGACGTCGCTGCTTGGCTCGACGACGGGCCTCTCCCCGGACCAGAGCGTGGCGAAGCTCGGAAGCCAGCTCGAGACGCTCGTCGGCAATCCGCAAGCGCTTGCGGCGTCCACGGCGGCGCTCTCTGGCCCCCTCGCGCGGACCGCTCCGAACGTCGCGGATGCATGGCAGGGGAAGATGGCGCAGACGGTCCAATACCTCCACGCGGCCATTCCGCGCGCCCCCGCGCCCCCAGCGCCGTTCGCCCCAAACGACTGGGAGCCGACGGCGCAACAGAAGCTCGACTTTCACGACAAGGCCGAAATCGTAGCCAACCCGATGCGCCTGCTCGAGCACGTCGCGAGCGGGACGCTGTCCGATGCGCATCTCGACGCGGCGCAGACCATCTATCCGCACGTGCTCGGGATGATGCGGCAGGAGGTCCTCGACTTTCACGCGGCCCACCCGGACGTGAAGCTTCCCCCGGCGGAGCGGCAGAGCGTCTCGCGTTTTCTCGGCATGCCGCTCGATCCGATTGCCGATGGCGCGCGCGTGCGCACGTTGCAGGCGGCCTACGCGCCATCTGCGCCGCCATCGGGCCCGCCGTCGCAGAAGCCGCCGCGGGGGAAGATCAAAGACCGCCCAAGCGCGGAGAGCGCATTCGCCGCAACACAGGGCCCTCCGCCCGCCGCTTGAGAATGCTATGGCCGGAAAGCTTATCGACATGATGCCGCTGCTTGATGACGAGGATACGCAGGTCGCGTCGCCTTCCACGAAGCGCGCTCTCCAGCGACTCACGAACAAGACGAACGAAGTCGTGACCGGACTGCAATGCGTGGCGCGCGCGCAGGACGACTTGCGAGCCGACTTTCACTTGCTCGACGCGAGCATCGGGCGGCGCCTGAATGACTTTGAACTGAATCTGAAGTCGCACCGCGAGACATCGAAACACGATATCGACCTGGCGGTGGAGGGCAGCCTCCAAGAGGCGATCGAGCGCGCCATGTCGGAACGCGAAAAGCAGGAATTCAAGGCTCTCGTCGAAGAGCGCAAGCTCAAGGATGCAGAAAAAGAGCGCGACCTTCGCGCCGCAAAATACCAAAGGAACGGAGCCATCGCCGCGGGGCTCGTCGTTCTAGGGGTCCAGCTCGCTGCGGCTTATCTGCAGACGTTTCACCACTGAGGATTCCCATGCTCCAAGTCATCATCAAGCTCGATTCCGTCATCATCGCCTCGGCGGGGGGCGTCGCGACCGCTCTCGCGGCAAACGGCTTCACGCAGGCGGCTACGGTCGTAGCCGCCATCGCCGGTGCAGCCAGCGTGCTAGGCGCCGTGCTCACGAAGCTCGTGCCGGAGGCGAAGGCATGAAGCCCTGGCCCTTCATCCTCACCGTCGGTCTCGCGGGCGAACTGGCGTGCGCCTCTTCGCCCGCCGTGCCCCCCGTCGCGCAAGCCGACGAGGCCGCGATGTTTGGCGCCGCGCTGAGCACGTGCGTCATCAACAACAACACGCGAGCGACCATCGACGCATGCCGCGTCGCGGTCGAACAGCTCTATTGCGGTCCAGGCGGCGCGCTGGCGTCGTCGAGCGGATGCGTGCGGGACGGAGGCGCGGAATGACATCCGCCGAATTTCTCCAATACCTCCAGTACGCCGCCGACGGAGCCGACGTCGCACTGCCCCTGCTCGGCGAGGCCGAGTTGGTGCCCGTCGTCACCGCGGCTCTCGCGCTTACGCAGAAGATCGCGACGGCCGCGACGGCGAAGTCAGGAGATGATGTCATCGCTGCAGCGATGGCAGCCGCTCGTCTCGCGGCAGACGCGCTCGAGGCGAAGAAGCTTGGGAGTTCGCCGTGATCGCCGCCAAGGCCACGCCAGGCAAGTGGGCCGACTGCTGCGTCACCGTCCCTCGCGCGACGGCCGCGAAGCTCGTCGCGATGGGCTACGTCGGCATCGTCCGGACGCTCGCGTACAAGCCAGGAGCGGCGGAGGGCGGTGACATCACGGCGCCCGAGCTCGCAATGCTGACGGAGACCGGCCTCCAAGTTGGTCTCTACCAGCGCGTGCGCGACCCAGGTTGGCTCCCAGGACAATGCGACGGGTACGCGGACGCCGTCGCCGCTCGTACGGAGGCGCAGCGAGCGCTCTACCCCGCTGAGGCGCACGTCGACCAGGATCTGGAGGGCCCAGGCCCAAGCACCACGGCGGCCCAGGCGTCGCTTTACTCGACCGATTGGAGTCACGGCATCGCTCCGTACGAGCCAGCTCTCTACGTCGGATACGGACTGCCGCTCGACGCGCAGCAACTCTACGAGCTCCCGCACACGTCCTACGGGTCTGACGCCGCGCACCGGAAAGTCGCGACGCGGGGCGTTGCATGGCAACAGGGCGCCCCGTTCGTGCTTGACGGCATCACATTCGATTCGGGCACGATGCAGCCGGACGAGCTGGGCGACTTGCCCATTGTCGCGACGGCGGACGCGCTCCCGGACGCTGCCTAAGCCGCCTCCCCCGACCCACCCATCCGGTGCAGGACGCGGAGCGCGCGCCTCACGATGCGCGCCCGCGCGCCCTCGCCGGGGTCTCCGGCCTCGAGATCGGCGAGGAGGCGGGCGTCGTCCGACTCGAGCCACACGGCCACCTGGACGTCGCCGCGGGCCTGGCGCTGGGCGCGGGTGAGCGTGCGGCCGCTGGCGCCTGATGAGCGCTTGGCCACGGCTTACGCCACCGGGTGGTGCGCTTCGTCGGCACGAACGAATCGATCGCCCTTGTGCAGCGCGCCCTCGCGCACCACGTAGCCGCTGCCCGCCGCCTTGGGCTACGGTTTGCGCTGCGGAGTGAGTCCGTGCAACGCCACTCGCCCACCCGGCAACGCCGTAATTAGCCCCTCCAGCTCCGCAATCCGCGCCTCGGCGACGGAGGCGAGGATGTAGCGTTCACGGCCTTCGTGTTGCCGAACGAAGGCGTATCCGTCACCCGTGTCCGGATGACCCCACCAGACCCACGCCGTCTCCGGCGCCTTCTCGTCGCTCATCGGGAGGCCTCGCGCCTTCTTTGGATGGTGACCGTTGGCGCAAGCGCCTCCACATCGTCGCGGTGCCTCCAAACGAGCGGGCCAACATCGAGCGCGACTTGGACTCGGCGTCTGTCAAGATTCGCCACGGACCCGGTTACGCTCTTGCTTTTGATTCTCACGCGCTCGCCTATCAAAAGAGGGTAGTCGTCGATGCTCACGTCCTCCCTCCATCCGCCTGCCTAGCGTCCACCCGATCTACGGGACTCCGGTAAGAGTCTCCGCAATACGTGCAGTTCGTCTGGTAGTGACGGTCTCCGTCATCGCCGACCATGACAGTTCTGGCCGGCTGCCAGCATTTGCGGCATTGGTGCGCGAAGTCGTTGGGGTTGTTCATCGGGAGGCCTCGCGCTTCTTGAGTACCTCTATTTCTTCGAGGGCCGCCACCATACCAGAGTGGAACGCAACGGCGCGACGAGCCTCGCGTTCGAAGGCCTCTTTCCACTTCTTCGCTGCCGCCTCAGCAACACGGGCGCGAGTTTTTTGAGCCTCGTACTCGACAGGAGAAATAACACGTCGACGAGTGCTCATCTTCCGCTCTCGTCCTTTCTGGCGCCCACCCGATCTACGGGGCTCCGGTAAGAGTCCCTCATGGCGGCGGATCCCCCTTGAGATCAAACGACCGCAGCCACCTCTGGACCCACAAGCTGGACAGACCGTCCGGCTTGTGGCGAGCGGCGGCGAGAATCTCTCGGCACGCGGCCATGAGTCGCTCGTACTCCTCAAGCTGTTCGATCACATACTTCCTCATCGTCGTTCCAGTCTCGGCGTCTCCGATTGTATCCTTCAGCGCCCCTTCGAGCCTAGCCACGTCACCCTCTAGTGATTCGTTCAGCTCAGTTAGGATCCTTGCTTCGCTCTCCAATTCCGCAATTTTCGCAACGGCCCCCTCAATCATCGCCTCGGCCGAAATAGGTGCCGGGCCCTCTTCGGAGCCTCCGCCCGGCGAGAGGTGAGAAATCGCCGGGGTCTTGGCGGTCTCCGAAGTCTTCCCACAGCACTCGCTGATAATCCGCGCCAGCCGGTCGAGCGCGACCGGGTCGGTATGCACGAACGTCAGCAGTAGCGCGCGCACTTCTTCGTAATCGTATTTCATGGTCAGCCGTCCTCGAATAAATGAGCCGTCTCTCCGGCTGTCACCGCTGTCGCGAAAACCTTTGCGGTTGCAGGCTTGTCTCGTCGCGCTCGAGTCCTGGGACGTCAGCCCTCCTGTCCTCAGGTATCCGGCATGCGGCCCTTTCGGGCTTGGCGGGGCGTCGGAAACATCGCTCCTCAGAACGGCAAGTCGTCATCTGGGGGCGGCCCAGGGTCGTACGCGCCTTCGCGGCGCTGGGCCGGGGCACGGGCCGGCGCTGGGCGTTGGGTAGATGCGCCGAGGTTGTTCGCGCCGACGACGAAAGGCTTCATCCGAGCGGCGAAGGCTGCCTTCTGCGCGTGACTCATCGTTGTTTCGAGCTTCACGCGACCGCCGCCGCCCGCAACGACGTCGACCTCTATCCGCTGTTTGCCCTGGTACTCTTTGTACTTTACGGACACGTCGACTTCGTTCGCATCGATGCCTACGAGGTTCGCAAGGTCGTTGCCCTGCCAACCCATCGCGCGCAGCTTTTCGATCGCATACGGCGCGGCGCCGTCCGAGAAATAGAGAAACACGGTCAGAGCGCGACCAACTGACGGGACGTCGACGTCGACCGCAATCTGGTCCGTGCCCGTGCCGGCAACCCCGTACTGTTCGGACCCGGCGATGCCGCGCCCCTTGTAGAATCCCGCCTGAACATCGCTCATGACGCCGTGGCCTCCTTTGCCTTTTTCTCTTCGATCTTGATGGCGATCCGATTCGCGAGCTCCGCGAGCCGGTCTGCGTTGCTCTTGTGCTTTTCGATGAACGGACGCGCGGCGGTTTTCGCTGCGTCGTCGCCAAGCTCGTCGAGCATGGCGTCGATGCGCGCGAGCAGCTCTGCGCCGCGGCCCTTTTCGGATTCGACGGCGCCTACGAAGTCGTCCCACGAAAGGGGCAGCTCTTCGGGAAGCTTCCACCGCGATCCCGCGTCGTATGCGGCGCTCGGCATAGTGTGAATGATGCGCGCGCCCGACGTGACCCCGGTGACGCGCTTCGTGCGCTTGTCGACGTTCGTGAATGTCTGAAGCTCAGCGAAAAGGACCGCGTCGACCCATTGCTTGAAGACGCCCGCTGCCTTCGCGTGCATCGCAATCTCGAAACGGTCGTATGCCGGACCGTGCGGGTTCTTGAAATTCTTCACGAGCGCGTGCGCGCAAAGCACGACGTTCATGCCGCGCGTCCAGCAACGCTCGAGCGCAAGCTGCATCTCGCGCCACGGATTCAGCGCCGCCTCGTAGCCTTTCGAGAAGCCGCCGCCAACTTCCTCGATGTTGAGCGAGCCCTTGCCCTCGAGCTCGATCACTTTTGCCCAACACATGGGCTCGAGCCAGTTGATGGGGTCGAGCACCAGCGTCTTGTACGGGTGCTCTTCAGTCGCCATGTCCTCGATGAAGCCGACAGCTTCGTTCCAATTCGCCGGCTGGACGCGATCGACGTCGAGGTTGACGGTGCCCGACTCGGCGCCGATGAAAACCGGCTTCGGCGCGCCGGCCGCAAACGTGCTCTTTCCGACCTTCTCGGCGCCGTAGATGAGCACCCGAAGAGGGGCGGAGAGAACGCCGCGCTTGACGCTCGCGAGCGCTTTGCGGCGCGGGGAATTGTTGGGAATCTGAACGACGTTGGCCATGACTCAAGCTGCCTTTCGAACGAGACCATCGAGCTTGCCCGCGAGCTGGAACGTCCGGCTCTTGGCGCCCGTGGCGGGGTTGACGAGATCGGTGCAGAACTCCTTTTCGACGGCGACGACTTCGATTGGTTCGTCTGCCCATCGCGCGTGGTACCCGGTCAGCATCGCGTTCAGCTTGGCGGTCTCGAAGTCCAAAACGGGGAGGGCGACCGCCGCGAGCGCTGCAGAGAGATTGTGCGTGGGTGTCCACACTTCGAGCGCGGCGTGAACGCGCCTGCCGAATGAGCGAGCGTCCGCGACGCGCGGCCGGCGCTCAAGCACGTACGCGTAGTAGTACTTCCGCGCGCACGCTCGGAACGATCGAGCGCTCGACGTCGTTACGAGCGGCAAGTGGCGATGCGCATCGAGCTCCGCATGTGCCGGCACGCGCTCGAAAGCGGGGGCCTCGATTGGCGTCTGCCCCGAGCACACGGGCCAGTAATCGCATAGGCGATGGTATTGCTCGCACGAGTCGACGTTGCGCGGCCACTGCTGCGCGTTCTGCGCAAGTCGAATCGCGTCGGCCGTCGACCAAAGGTCCGCCGCCGCCTCGCGCTCTTCGTCGGCCAACCGAACGACCACACCGCGCTGGTAGTAGTAGTCCGGCCGGCTCGCGATATCGTCGAGGCACCGCTGCATGTACTCGAGCGGCGACTCGGCGACCTTCCGCTTGCTGTTCGCTTCGAGGGGGCGGAGCGCCGGTTTTCGAAGCACGTCGTACAGGACGCCGTCGGGCTCGTATCCGAGCGAGCGAGCGCCGACCATGTAGTTCGAAATCTGCTGGTCCAGCGTGAGCTTCGTCCAATAGACGGAGCCTAAGCCGATATCGTCGGAAGTCGTCTTGTGCTCGAGAACATACGTCTTCATTGTCCCCTCGTCGCAATGGCCAGCACCTCGCGCGCGACCGAATCAGCCTCGTACGCATGGGCCAGCAGAAAGAGCTCGTCGGCCTCGATGAGTCGGTCGCCGAGTGACACGGTGAGCGGGTCCGTCGTCCCGAGCCGCTCCTCACACGCGAGCGCGGTCCCGCCCAGGCGCGCGCGGTGGAGGCGGAGGCGGTCGAGCATCTCCGCGAGGCTCATCGTCCGCTCCGCGCCGCGAGCATCGCCATCCGCCGGGCGATACTCAGCATCCACGCCTCGATGAGGCGCACGTCGTATTTGCTCACGACGCAGCCCCAGGACGAACGGTCGCGACGGCCGTCTGCTGCATCGCGCGCCAGCTCGCCGAGCCCGGGTCGACCCGGGCGAGCGGTGGCAGCGCTACGTCATTCGCGGGCGGAGGCGGCGGGGTGCAGTGCCGGCGCTCCGTCGGTCGATTGGCGAAGTCTTGGCCGAGTCCTCGGCATTCGTTGCAGGTGATTAACATCGTCGCCCCTTTCGATATCGATAACGATAGCGATTGCTATCGACCGCGCAAGGGGAAAAGTTTTCGTCGTCCGCAAGCGGCTACTTTTTCGCCGGTTCCGACGTTCGGCGCTCAGTGGAATCGGGCGGCGGGGTGCTGGACGTGGGGCGCGCGCGGCGAATTTCCTCGCGCGTGATCTCCCGAATCTTCGCCTCCAAGTCAGGCTCTGCGAGCCCAAGGAGCTGGTCTAGACTTACGCCCACGTACTGCCGGACCGCCAGAATGGTGTCCAGGGACCAGTTCTTCACCTTGCCCGAAGAGATTTGCGAAATTTCGGGCTGGCTCAGTGTCCAGAGGGGCGAGTCGCGAAGGAGTCGATCGCGCAGCTTGTACTGCCACCCGCGGGCGCGTCGCCCACCTGGCTCGGTCATATCCACGCGATCGTTGAAGTGGCGCTGCATCGCCTCGGCAATGTGCTGCGCAATCGGCACGCGGGTTCGCGACCCTGACGGTCCAGCCACCGGTGCGACCGTATATTCCGGCGCGATATCGGTTGATTTCGTTTTCGGCTTGACCCGCGGATAGCAATCGCTATCAATATCGTCATGACGGTTGGGGAGCATCTCCGCGCGTGGCGGGCCCGCATGGGGCTCTCGCAGCGAGAGGCGGCTGATAAAGCCAGACTGGCGCAAGCCGACTGGTCGAACTTCGAGAGCGGAAAGAGGCTTCCCCGCCGGGCCGACGTCATCGTCAGGCTCCACGCCCTTACGGGGGGGCGGGTGAATCTCGCGATGATCGCCCGGGAGGAGTCGGCGCGTCACCAAACGCAAGGTGAAGCGTCATGACGCTATGCGCAAGCGTGCGCATGCGCTCAGGTTCGGCGACATTACTGTCGCGTGTACGTCACGTCATAGGTGCCGAGGCACACGTCGCTTGGCGGCGACAGAATTTCGCTGGTCGTAGCTCCGGAGAGGACGCTGGCGTCCACGGTCTTTTGCGTCACGGTCCACGTAAAGATGCCGTTGGCCCCGTTGGGCAGCGTGCAGTTGTCCGTCCAGCCAAGTTGGCAGCCGTCGCCCGACACCGAAGAAGCGACCGTCGTGCACGTACCAGCGGCGGGGTCGGATGGCGCGCCCCACATGACAAGGACGTCGGCGTAGTTCCCGCAGTCGCCGCTGATCGTCGTGTACTGCAACAGATAAGTCCCCACGCGCTGCGACGGGTCGCAATGCGCCGGGGCTCCCGCCGAGCCGCCTCCGTCGCTCCCGCACCCCGTCATCGTCGCCACCAGCATCGCGACCACCATCCAAATCTTCCCCATCCGGCCATCGTCTCGCCGGTTGGGCGCGCGCGCAATCCTGCGCGGGCGTGCATCCGCGTTTGTTTTTGAGGAGGGAATATGAAGATTCAGATCAAGCATCGAGTCACGGGCGCGGTTCTTTACGAGGGCGAGTACGAAACGGTGAAGGAGGCGCTTGTGGCGGGGACCGCCGTCGGCGCGGACCTCCGCGGCGCGAATCTCGGCGACGCGAATCTCGGCGGCGCGCGCAACACTGGCGCCGCGCCGCCGATGCTCGAGCCCGAGACGCACGAGCAGTGGATGGCTTGCCGCGAGGAAGAGCGCAAAGATCCCATCCTGCGCGTCCGCCGCAGCCGAGAGAGCGCGATCGCATACCGCGCAACGCACCCCGGAGTTCCGGTGGTCGAGCAGCTCAATCAGAAGATGCTTGGGGCCGTAACGTCCGCGCCCGAATCGTTCGATATGGGTTCTTGGCACGGGCAAACGCCATGTGGTACCACGCACTGCCGCGCCGGCTATGCCGTGCACCTGGCGGGCGAGGCCGGGTACGCGCTCGAGCGGTCGTTCGGCGGAACCGAATGCGCAGGGCGAGCCATCTACCTGGCGAGCGAAGGCTTCGTTCCGCATTTTCTTTGGTGCGAACGGTCCAGCGCTCGAGGACATCCGCCGATGCGCCGAGGAGTCAGCGGCGTACGAGGCCAGCCTCACAGCGGTTACGCCGTGAGGCCGCTCGCTCTTATCGAAAGCGACCTCGCGTCGGCCGAACTCGAACAACGCGAACAACATCCGGACCGCGTCGCGGAGCGCGTGCGTCTCCAAGGCAACCGCGAGGGTTGGTCTTGGAATACGATGCGCGACAAGGAACGGGAGCAAGTGCAGCGCGCGAAGGAAGACGCGAGACTGCGGAAGCTCCGTATCGACTCGCTCAAGCGGGAGCTCACGGAGCGCTCTCCGAATCGCGAGCCGCAGACGCCGCGCGCGAGGACATCGTGATTACCGCGGAGCAGCTATCGCGGTGGGAAGCGATGTGCGGCGCCTCCAACCCTCAGCTCGAGCGAGAACTGCATCACGCATGGCTGGACGCCATTGCGAGAACGGAACGGACGGTATCCACGCCTTCGCCGGTCACTCTGGCGCAACTCGACGCTTGGACGGCTCGCCTGGAGGACGCCGACATTACGGTCGAGGTCATGTGCGACGAGGACGATTGCACAGGTAGCGTGGACGTGGACTGCGCCGATCCCGAAGAGGTTGCGGCCGTGGCCAAAGAGATGCGTCTCGTCTGGACGGCGGCAGTCCGCCAAGAGGCGGGGGGCGCGGCAGCATGAGCGAGCGCCTGCTCGCCGCCGGTGACGTCGCCGCGCAGCTCGGGATTCCCGAGCGGACGGCGCGAGCCATCATGCGAACGAAGATGGTCCACGTCTATGTCGGCAAGCATCTCCGCGTCTCTCTCCAGGCCCTAGCGGCATACACGAAAAGGCAGGAGCAACAGCCGTGCGAAAGTTCCGCGACAAGCGACTCTACGAACGTGGGAACAAAATCTGGTGCCGCGTCCCCGGCGCCGACGGACGGATCGTCCGCAAGGCAACGAACTGCACCGACGAAACCGCGGCCGCCGCGCGAGCCGACGATTTCGAGCGGCGCTTCGCGAATCCGGCTTACGCAGCCGCGGCCGCGACGACGCTCGACGGCTGCCTGAATGCGTACCTACTCGACTTGGAACGCCGCGGCCGGGCGAGTGCTACAATCGCGATTGCCACGCAGAAGATCGGGCACTTCGCCCGTGTGTGGGGCCGCGCTCGCCCGATGTCAGAGCTCGCCAACCCAAATCTCTGGGTCGCGTACATTGACCAGCGCTTGCGCGAAGGCGTCACCCGCTTCACGGTCTCCAAGGAACTCGGCCATGCGGGGCAATTCTTGAGGCTCGCGCATTACCTCGGTACGTTCCCCGTGTCGCCCGAGCGCGTGCTGCCTCCGTTTTTTCACGGAGACCACAAGCCGCGCCAGAGGAAGCCGTCGCAGGACGAAGTACACGCGGCATGCAGGGAGCTCGACCCGTGGCGCGTGGCGCACGTGGCGTTCCTTGTTGGCGCGCTCGCTCGCCGGTCGGAGGCCGCACGCGCCCGTCGCGTCGACGTCGACCTAGCGCTTGGCGTGGTGCACGTGCGCGGGACGAAGACTGAAGCAGCGGACGACGATGTCCCGATCACCCCCATCACGCGGCCGTGGCTCGAGCTTGCGCTCTCCGCCGCCCCCGGCAAAGATCTTCTCTTTCGGCCATGGGGCAATCTTTCGCGCGACATGGCCGCGGCCTGCGTCCGTGCCAACGTCGCTCGCATCACTCCGAACGACCTTCGCCGAGCTAGCGCATCGTGGCACCGCGACGCCGGGCTCCCGGCGGAACTCGTCTCGAAGCTCCTCCGGCACACGACCGACAAGCTCGCCCAGACCACCTATGCAAAGCTTGGTCCGGTCGCGCTCGGTCAGCTTGTTTCTCGGCATTTTGCCACCGTGCCGCTTCTGTACCCGAACGCTGCCCGAACCGACCCAATCGAGCCACAACGAGACATCGAAAACAGCGATATTTCTCGAGCCATCCTCGAGAATCGAACTCGAGACCTACGGTTTACGAAACCGTATGAGCAAGATGCCTCGCGCCGCATAAAAATAGGCATGGCGCGCGTCGCAGAAAAGCGCGGTGTGCCGATATT